AAAAACCGCCGAATAAGATTCTATCTAGTGATAAATCTCTTGTAATTTTAGAATCTTCTAATTCTCCTATTAACGCATTCGCTTTTAGTTTAACATCTAAAGCCTGTTTGCTCGCTTCTGTTGGGTATTTAACTCCCCATCCTTCACCTACTACATAAGTGTTTTTGCCGTTTATTATAGCGTTGTTCTTTGCGCTTGAATTATAAAGCCATATTAAATAATCCCCGTATCGGTTTCTCCAGGTTCTATCTTCCTTATCATAGCCCCATACAACCCAATCGTTACCCTTTTCTTCTTTGAACTCAGGAACTTTATGAGCGGCAAAATCCATCAACTTTCCGCTTCTACCTAGAAAATAATTATAATGTCGGGACATGAGCTTTGTATGTTATTGTTATTTGGTGTGCGTTATATTGAGAAACCTCATCATTAAAGATGTTACAGGTTCCTCTGTGTACTACATTTTCAGCAAGTGCAGGGTCTAAATTGGTTGTACTTGTTTGCTCCCAAACTGTTACATGGTACCTTCCTACATTACCCAAAATAAGCGAAGAGTTTAAAGGGTCGTCTACTCCTAATGTAATATTGAATAGATTACTTCTTTCTCTCGCTGGGCCTGCTACAGATACATCTTGACAAATCGCATAGTATTTTACTTTTGTTTGGTCGTTCTGCCATTCAAATAAATATACCGGATTGCTTAAAGTTGTATCTTCTGCAAGCGTTAAAGGTACGTTATTATTAGTCGTTGCCTTCTGTAGATTCACTCTTTTTCTTCTTTGATTTAAAGATGTCAAAGCCTAATTCTTTATAGTGCTTGAACATTCTTTTATCATTTACAATGGTGTGCGTTATCGTCATGCCGTTTTTGGCTTTTGCCGTCATAACATTACCAATACATTCTTCTCTTAATTCCATAATGTAAATATACAAAAAAGGGGGTTTACTCCTAAGAATAAAAACCCCTTTGTTATTATGCTATAGTTAACCCTGAAACAACTGTTGCATCAACAGTGTAAGGATAGTTTTTTTCTTGTGACGTGAATGCTAATTGATAACCATTTTGCTCACCAACTAAAACACCTGTTTGAGAACCGTTTGTTCCTCCCATCTTTTCCGCTCCACTATCTAATCCCATGATATGGTAAATATCGTTTTGGTCTTGATAGATAACTACTACTGGATTAGAAGTAAGTAACTTAAGTTCTACATTCTTAACATTAGATAGTTTATTCATCATAAAACTAAGAACAGTTTCTTCAAACGTAGTTCCCAACAAAGGGTCATGGTTCTCGGTTGTAACTGCTCCAGCGATATTCTTTTTAACCTCATATCTATAAAAGCTTGTTGCAGCTTCTTGAGTTAATGATGTTACTTCTCCGGCTGTTATTGTTTTAGCTGTGATATTAACCCAAGGAGCAATTAAGATTGAACCCTGCTTAATACCTCCAATGCTGTCATCACATTCGTATGTAAATCCCTGTGTTAAGGGACATGGTGCTACTGCCATAATTTAAAGTTTTAAAAAAGGGGGAATCTCACCCCCTAATATTATTAATTATGCTGAAGTGTACTCAACGATTTCATTACCAAATGCATATTGAACTCCTCTTTTGAAAGTAATATTCATCTTGTTAACTCTGTCGTCTTTAGAGTACCATACATCTAAGTTGTCTTCATCTGAGTCTCCATCCATACCGATAGTAATGTTTGAATCTCTTGTAAGAATCATTCTTTCATCTCCAGCCGCTCCTGGTAAACCAACAGTCTTTTGGATTCTTACTGATGTTCCGTATAATGTCTCAATCCCGTCTTCACCTTTAAAGTGAAATAAGTTTGCGTTTTTAAGTGCAATAACATAATTTTTATAAACTGAAGTAGGAACCCATAAAGTTAAGTCTGTAGCTTCCGAGATATTATCTGGAATTAATGCCCACATATCATCTAAAACATCTAAAACATTTGCTGAAGTGATAGCCGCAACAGAACCAGTATTACCTGCAACAGTTGTACCATCAGCATCAACAATCTTTAATAGACCGTCATAGTATGATAAGTTATTAGTTCCTGAAAGTGTATCTCCTTGAAAGTCTGAGATAGTTAATTGATTCTGAACCGCGTTCATTTTCTTTTCCATCCAAACTCTCTCGATGTCTCCAGGGATAACTTCTTCACCTGCTGCACCTTTTTGAACCATTGTCTGTGTCCAGAATCCGTTTAAATCCTTAACACATAAGTCTTCATTGATTTGGATTGCTCCAACTGTGATAGTTCTTTGTGTAAATGTAGTTGTGTCTGCTCCAGTTCTTGAACAAGCATCAGCCTGAAAAACAACATCAGTAGATAAAAATTGTAAATGAGAAGAACCTTTAATCCCTGTTTGGATATTTGCTCTCTCTGCCAAACCTCCAACCGCTTGCATTTGTGCGATTAATGGAAAGTCTTGGTCTTCAATGTAAGCCGATAAGGCTGTTAAATCAAATGCCATAATTTATTTTTTTGCTTTAATTTCTGTGTGAAAATAATTCTTCGGCTTCTCTTGTCCGAATGCTTTTTGTTTTGCCTGTACCGGCTTTTCTTTTGGCTCTTCTCCTAGTTTTTCAAATAGGGATAAAACCTCTGTCATAAACTCAACTTTCTCAGCCTTCTCATTAGAAAGTGCGTCTGTTAAGTCCTCAACTTGCTTATTGAATTTTGCCGTTTCCTTTTGTACTTCTTCAGCTACCGCCTCTTTAAATACTTTTTCAGTTACGATTGATTCAATAATTCTTTTTGCTTCTTTTACTTTATCGTCTTCAGATAACTCTTCAGTTACTTCTTCCTCTTCTTCTCCTGGTGTATTAACAGCAGCAATTAAGCCAGCCTCTTCAACTACGATAATTCTACCGTCTTGAAGTTCGTATTCACCAACAGGTAAAGGTTGAGCAATCTCATCAGCCATTACAACAGCAGCAGCTCCAACTTCAACAGAAGGTTCTACCATAATCATTGTACCGTCTAACAAAGCAATGTCTTCAAATTTTTCTCTGTCAAACTCTACTTTAGATTCTACTTTAACTTCTTCTTTTGTATCATCTACAATGTCAGATTTATTTAAGTTGAACTTTGCAAGCAGACTTGAAACATCTTCTTTTAAACTCATAATTATTAATTTCTTTTATTTATAATATATTCCTGTTTTAATTTTGTAACCTATTTAGCGTATTTCTTAAATATTGATTCTAACTGAGTAGTGAAATTCTCTTGAAATAATCCCTCTACTGAGAACCCTTTAAACGTTCCATCTAATACAGATTTCCAAACCTTGTCATTTTCTACTTTCATAGATATAAACCAAGAACCATCAGCCTCTTGATTAAATTTATCTGGGGCTTTTATTCCTCTCTCTGAGTCTATTAAAAAAGATTCAAAAACATAAACACCATCTTGAAAAGCTCCTGTTTTGTGGTCTAAGTTTGTGTTCTTAGTTAAGCCATTTCTCATGAAGTTTAAAGCAATCTTATGAATTGATTCTTTTCTAAAGACCACATGATACTCTCCACGTTCTTTGTCTCTTCTAAATATTGGTAAATCTGCTATCATGGCATAACCGCTAACAATTCGTTTATCTTTAGACTCAACTTGAAATTGTTGTTTAACTTTATCAAACGCAATCCAATCGCTTTCGATTGCTGGGTGGTCTACTAAAGCAACTTGAAAATCCAACTGCTCCCCGTCTGCTATTTCTAATTCTATTAATTCCATACTTTATAATATAATGTTGAATTGATTTTGTAACCTATCCAAATGTTGCTTGCTGTTCGATAACGTCTACACTTTTAATTCCTTCTGTTATTGCCTCGACTACAACTACTTGATTAGGTTGCTCGTTTAATAGTGTACTACCTTCTTGAATTGTATCAATAGGCGCGTTCTGTGTTGCTCCTCCGGCGGCGTCTTCTATTGTTGCCGTGTCACTTGCAACGCCTGCATCAATGCTAGAGCCTGAACCAAGGATTTGAGTGGCTTGTGCTACTCCCGCAAGAACAGCGGAAACACCTGAAATAATAGCCGCTAAATTGGCAGGGAATACTAAACCAGCACCCGCAGCAACAGCGGCACTAATACCTCTCGCTGTATCTATAGCAACTTGAGCAAGTGCAAATGCTTTTTGTACCTTCTCTTCTCTTTTAAGTCTTTTAATCTCT